AGGCTATCTCGTCCAGATCAAGGTGACGTCGCCGCTGGCGCGGTTGCAGAACGCTTCGGACATTGAGGCCGTTCTGAACTGGCTACAGGCCTTGGCCGTTCTCGGGCCCGAGTTGGTGGCGATCTCGGCGAAGGTCGAAGACATCGGCGAGTGGTTGGGCACCAAGTTCGGCGCGCCGGCGGAGTTGATCCGCGACCCGGAAGAACGCAAAGCCCACATGGCCGAAACCCAACGGATGAACGCCGAAGCCCAGGCGGCGGCGCAGGTTAAGATGGACGTTGCCACCGGAACCGGTGGCGTCACTCAAGCACCGGAGGCCCAAGTTGCCTGATCTCTCGAAAATGCCCGCGTTCGGTGACGGCGGTTGGTTCTGGCTCTCTGCCGAGGGTCAGACATTCGCCGAAACCATGGCAAAGCAATCCGGGAGCGTCTCCACCGAAATCGCGGACGCTTACCGCGCCGTGTTCTCGACCCCGCAGGGGCAGTTGATCCTGCGGGACTTGGAGGCCCGCACCGTTCGTCAGCCGACGTGGGTGCCGGAACTTCCGAACCCCGAGCAAAACGGTTATGCTCGCGAAGGCCAGAATTCCATGTATCGGTACATTGAGGCGCAGATTTCCGCGTCTCTCCGGCGCGAGGCTCTGGCCGCAACAACCCAGGAGGGTATGACGAAATGAAGAAGCCCACGAAGACGGCCGATCCGGTCGTGGAAGAAACCCCCGCCGTTCGTAGCGCCGCCCAGGTCGCGAAGGACGCGGCCGACGGCTTTGCGGCGTTGGAGGCCAAGCTGTCGATAAACCCGAAGGTGGCGCGCTCGCCCGGATTCGCTGCGATGTTGGCGGCTTACCAGTCGGTGAAGGGCGAGATGTTCTCGACCTGCAAGCGCCTCGCTGATCGCGAAGCCGGGTTGGAGGGCTGATCCATGAACATCTTTTGGATGCTGCGCCGGTTCGCGTGCCTCGCGCCCGAAGACGGCGGAACGGGCGGGGGCGGCGATGGTGATGATGGTGAAGTGGCTGATGTCCCGGGCGATGAATCAGGCGCTGCTGATGGCGGTGAGGGCGGCGATGAACCTGCCGGTGGGGCTGGCATCCTCGACCGCGCCACGGGAGCCAAGGCCGCCGACGATGGGGCCGCTGATGACGCCGCGCCAGAACCCGGGACCACCGCCCGGCCAGAGAACGTCCCGGAAAAGTTTTGGGATGCCAAAACCGGAGCGATCCGATCCGACGCGCTGCTTAAGTCCTATCTCGACGCCGAAAAAAAGCTCGGCTCCGGCGCGGGTAAAGCTCCCGCGAAGCCGGAAGATTACCGTCTTGAGCCGTCGGACGCGCTCAAGGAAAAAGGCGTCGTCGGCTACGACATGAAGGACCCTGCGCTCTCCGCCGCACTTGCCGCAGCGGCCGCGAATGGCGTCACGAATCAGCAGATGAACGCCATTGCCGCAGCCGTGATGGGCGTTGCCGCCGATCAGGATATCGGCGTCGATCCGGCGAAGGTGGTGGAGCGCGAGTTCAAGAAGCTCGGACCCAACGCGCAGTCGATCGTCGATGGTGTCGACGGCTGGCTCCACGGCATGGCGCAATCCGGCGTTCTTTCGGACACGGAACTCTCCGAAGCGCGGTTCATGGCGGGAACGGCCCTCGGCACCCGCGTCATGGTCAAGCTTATGGAGGCCAGCGGTGAGGCTCCGATTCCGCTGCGCGGTGGGCACGTCGATGGGCTTCCGAGCAAGGAAGAACTCTACGCCATGGTTGCCGATCCGAAGTACTATACCGACACCACATTCCGGAAAAAGGTTGACGGGATGATGGAACGGGCGTTTGGTACTCAGGAGGCTGGTTCCTCGCAGGCTGGCCTTGGCGTTTAGTTCCTGACACCTCCCTGTTGACAAACTTGCGGCCCTGGAAACGGGGCCGCTTTTTCATGTCCTTGACGGATAGGCTGTCAAGGCGTAATTATCACCCATCGGGTAACCACAATCGGCCCCGAAGGGCGGTGCCCTAAAACACCACGCACGGCCGACGCGGTAACTCGGCAAGCGGGCGACCCGTAATCCCCACCGATAACCCCCACTCGGGGCCGGTCCCAGGCGGACAATCGCACTCGCGGAAAATGGTTTTTAACCCATTTGCCGGAGGGCAACACATCATGTCGAAATCTCTCTCCGCTGCGGCCATCGCCTCCTTCGATGCGATCGTCAAGCACGAATATCAGGGCGGCGCGAAGCTGCGCGGCACCGTCCGCACGAAGAAAGGCGTCGTCGGCTCGACCCACAAGTTCCAGAAGATGGGCAAGGGCGTCGCGACCCCGCGTATTCCGCAGACCGACGTTATCCCGATGGGCCTGCCGCACACCGGCTCCACGGCGACCCTGTCGGACTGGAACGCTCCGGAATACACCGACATCTTCGATCAGGCCGCGACCAACATCGACGAGCGCAAGGAACTCGGCTACTGCATCGCCATGGCGATCGGTCGGCGCGAGGACCAGTTGATCCTTGACGCGCTCGACGCCGCCTCGACCTCCCTCACCGTCGCGACCTCGGTCGGCGGCGCCGATTCCAACATGAACACCGCGAAGGCTCGGGCGGCTAAGGGCAAACTCGACGCCCTCGGCGTTCCGCCCATGAACCGGTATATGCTGATCGCCTCGGATGGCCTGAATAACGGCATGCTCGCCGATTCCGTCGCCATCACCTCCGACAGCAACGCGATCAAGGCGCTCGTCCAGGGCGAAATCAACACCTGGCTCGGGTTTACCTGGATTTCCATGGAGGAACGCGACGAGGGCGGTCTGCCGAAGGCGGCGGCGGTGCGCACGAACTACGCGTTCCATGGTGGCCCGATGGGCTCCGTTGGCCTGGCGATCGGCTTGGACTTCCGCACCGAAGTGAACTACATCGCGGAAAAGACCTCCTGGCTCGCGAACGGCATCTTCAAGGCCGGTGCCGTCGGCATCGACCCCAACGGTATCGTCGAAATCTCGACCACCGAAGCCTAATCGGCATCGGCGTTCGCTTCCACTCAGGCTGAAAGGGTTTGACCATGGCCTTCGACAAGAAACACTTCGCCCCGGCGGGCAATCAGTCCGCGCGTGGGCTGGCTCCGCAGATGTTCACCTATCGCACCGCCGACGCTCCGGCGACCCTCGACACCGCTGGCTATTTCAACGAGGTGCGCGGGCTCCTGGAACTCGGCGACACCATCCTTCGGGTGTCGGTCGACAATGCCGACACCCCGACCAGCGTCACCACGGCGGGCTTTCACGTCGTCGTCAACAAGTCGGCGACCGCCGTCGATGTCTCCGACACGCTGGCGCTCACCATGACCGACACCGACTAAGGGTTCTTCCTCCCTCCTGGGGAAGCGGTGCGGGGGAGTTGGTGGCGGAACGGCTACTGCCTCCCCCGTTTTCGTACAAGCGAAAGGTGGAAGATCATGGCGACGGTAAACTCCGGAATCGACATTTGCGCGCGGGCGTTGCTACTGCTCGGCCAGCGGCCCATTCAGTCCTTCACCGGCTCCGGAACACCGGCGACGTGCAAGTTGCTCTATCAGAGCACCATGGAGGCGCTGATCTCGTCCTATCCCTGGCGCTTCACCATCGGCAAGGCGAAACTCTCTCGCCTGAACGAAACGCCCATCGGGCATTGGAAGTATGCCTTTCAGCTTCCGAGCGCGCGGGAGGGCGACCCGATCCGGGTATATAACACCGACAGTATCCAGGCCGAGCCGATCTCGGCATTCGAGGTGCAGGGCCCGAAGCTCCTTTCGGACCAGACCGAGATCTGGGTTGACTTCAAGAATTTTCCCGCAGAAAGCATATGGCCCCCGTATTTTGTGACGCTCGCTCAGTACGTCATGGCCGCGCATCTGGCGATTGCCGAAACCGACGATCAGGCGAAGTATGATCGGTGGTGGCAAGTTGCCTATGGAACGCCTTCCGAGGGCGGCATGGGTGGCTACTTCGCTACCGCGCGGATGCTCGACGCGCAGGCGAATCCGGCATCGGTGCTCCCGTCGAACAACTTCTCACTCCTGACGGTTCGTGGGGGCTGACATGTCACGCAAGGCGCGCATCCTTCAAACGAACTTCGCGGCGGGAGAATTCGACCCGCTTCTTGCGTCTCGGACGGACACAAAGCAGTACTACCAGAGCGCGGAATATCTGCGGAACGTGCTCGCGCTGCCCCAGGGCGGGGTAAAGCGTCGCCCTGGGCTTCAGCACATGTGCCGCCTGGCGATCGAGACGCTCCCGGCTGTTCGGTTCATCCCGTTCCAGTACTCGACGACGCAGCGCTATTTGCTCCTGGCGACGGTCGAGAACATCACCGTATTCAAAGACGGCATCTATCAGGCAGATATCCCGATCCCGCATACCGAAGCGCAGTTGATCGAAATGACCTGGACGCAGAGCCTCGATACGCTCTTGCTGTTCCATCCGGACGTGCAATTCCAGAAGATCCAGCGGCAGGGGAC